TGGTAGTGTCTACAAGTGTGGTAAGAATTCGTTTGGTCTAAGTGGTTATGCAAGCGGTGTGCTAGAGTCCTTCAAGAAAGACCTTGAAGGAGTTGCAACTATTGAAGTTATTGATATTAGGAGTAAGTGATGGGTTTAGATATGTACTTGACAGCAAAACGGTATCTCTCAAAGTATAATCCTGAGGATGCTAAGCTGCGTGAATTGGTTTCAGCCATTGATTTTGGTTTCTCTGGTGAAGTTGAACAGATTAGCTTTGAGGCTATGTACTGGCGCAAGGCTAATGCTATTCACCGTTGGTTTGTAAATGAAATCCAAGATGGTGTGGATAACTGTGCTGAATATAATGTTGGTGAAGAATCTTTGGCGAAATTGCGAGATATCTGCAAACAGGTTTTAGCTGACCCTAGCCAAGCGGATGTATTACTTCCTCCACAATCTGGTTTTTTCTTTGGTTGTACAGAGGTCGATGAATGGTACTTAGAGCAATTAAAGTATACTGTCGAGCGTTTAACTGAGATTCTAGAATTGCCTGAAGTTAAGGATGGTCGCAATATTAATTTCTACTACAGTTCCTCATGGTGATATATGTACAAACTTCCTGTTGAACCCTACTACGTCAATGCAGCCACTTGGTGGTTGGAAAACATGAACCATGATAATGAAGAATTCAAAGCATGGTTGAAAGAACAAGGTACAATAATCAAAGACCGTGATGCCTATTACCCATGGTTGGAATTCGAGAACACTTTTTCGATGACCCTCTTTAGGATCAGGTGGTCGGATAGTGTTGTTTCCACGCAACATTGAGTGTTGCTAAAATACAACATACATTATTTTCTGCTTGACACCACCAGTGGTTCATGTATAATGGTTCCTGTAATGAGAAAGGAATCTTTATGAGAAAAAAACGGTCTGACCGTAACCATGTTTTATATCGTGTTATCTGTGAGGATACCGGCGATTCGTATATCGGTTTAACCGTTGCACAGGGTCAAGCGTTTGTTCGGTCAGTTAAGGTTCGCTGGCAGAAGCACGTCAGCCGTGCCATGAAGGAAAACAAGGATTGGTCTTTCTGCTGTTTTCTCCGTGACAATATCGAGGCTGATTATCGGTACGAAGTTTTGGAAATTGTTCGTGGTCGAAAACCTGCACACCAACGGGAACGTGAGTTGATTGCGGAATTGGAACCTACTCTTAATACTTTTTAGGTGAATATTGTGAAAGTTGTAATTAATAATTGCTATGGTGGTTTTAGTTTGTCGGAATCAGGAATTGCTCGCTACCTGGAATTGAAAGGTATGGAATGGCCTAATGCTGGTTTTTATGACCGTGATATCTCTCGTAGTGATTCGGATTTAATTCGGGTCATTGAGGAACTAGGTGATGCTGCCAGTGGTGCCTGTGCTGATTTAAAAATCGTGGAAGTTCCCGATGAGGTTGATTGGTACATTGAAGAATACGATGGTAACGAATGGGTTGCTGAAAAGCACCGTACATGGAGTTGAAAATGAAATTTAAACTTTTAGTTGTCTCTGGTGTTGTCGCCCTTTCAGGTTGTTCTTCTCCGCCTGTCCATAAGTTATCTGGATACGATGGCCCGGAAGCTATGCACAGGAAAGAAATTGTACAAGCCTCAAGGGAATGTACAAGAGAGAATATGCGACCGAATGTGGAATATGTGGCGCAGAAAATCAATTCTGGTGGTCGTGTTTTAATTCCAATCAATGTTCATTGCGACCCTGTGGATCCTCCAGGCGGTTATCATGCACCGAAATATCCACCAGGATATTATCCGCCCCCACCACAACAAAATGGATATTACCCACAATCGGTTAATTATGGACATAATCATTCCAATATTAGCACCACGCCATTTAACCAAACATATGTTATTCCTGGCACCGTTGGATACATACCAACACCACAGCAACAATACGGTGGTCGTAGATGGTAAATATTTAAATTTCTAGTGTTGTTTTTTTACAACATTATCCAAAAAGTTCTTGACTCCTTTGCCGGTTCGTGTATAATGGTACCTGTTGAATTGATAAGGAAACAAAATGTTGAAAGCAGAAAAATTTGAAGTCCGTGATGTTATCCGTTCTTACGATTTTAAACCTATGGTTGGTCGTGAAGATTGTTTCGTTGAAGGCGAAATTTTGGAAATCACCAACGAGCAAGGCTACAATGCCTATAAAATCGTTGTGACCAAGGACTCATGGTCGGATGCTGAAGATAAAGGTCGAGTTGGTAAAATCGTGTTTTGCCCTGTTGCGGTATTTCACAACGATTATCCAGGTCGTATTATTAATTTGTCAAGGATTTAAAATGGCTGTAATGAAAGATGTTTTTACCGATATTCAGATTTTGTTGGAAGATTCCGACAATACTCCTCTGATGATAGCTCGGAAGTTAGGCATACCTGTTGAGTGGGTATTTGACGTTTTGGATTATTCTGATGTTGTTTCGGATGATAATTTCTGATGGGTACCGTTACATTTCTCTTGGGTTTTTTTATTGTGTTTGCCGCCTCTGGTATTGAGGGTGGTTCTGATTTATTTTTTTATGGAATTTCGGCTGTAGGCCTTTTGCTAATGTTTATTGGTGCTCGCTTAGCGAGCTCGTTAAAGGATTTTGAATGAGTTTGACCAAGCGTAACCTTATCGCCAAGGATTTGAGAACACCCAAGTACCGTATGCGGGTTGCGGTTTCAAAAAAGGTCTATGACCGTAACCGCAGCAAGCGTACCGTACAAAAGGATGTTTATGTCGGAACCTAATGCGACCGAATTTGATGGTTTTTACCTGATGCCAGGAGACGATGAAGGTTCCCTGAAATTGTCCTATTTTGATTTTTTGGATGATTTTGATAAAGGTGAAAAAGTTGGTGGCACGAAATTTGGTGATATGTACCATGTTATATTCTTTAAACAGAGTGAAAATGGTGAACCAGAATTTGATGACCACTTTGAGGCGATTTTTAGTGATCCTGAGACATACGTTTACGGCTTGATCCGTGCAAATGTGTATGGATGCTTTGTTAGAAAGACGGAAAACAGCTATAAATGGGTCGATGATTACCTCAAACGCACATTAAGTCGTGTTACACTATTAAAACTGAAAAATTATGCTAAAGAAATTGCGGAGAATTGAAAAATGAGTGGAAAATTTGATTTTAGTGATGTTGAAACAAGAAATTGGTTGAAGGGTTTGCTGAAAAGTGAAGTTGTAACGCTGACTTTTACGAAAAAAGACGGATCGCAGCGTGAAATGGTCGCTACTTTGTCAGAAGAACACATTCCTAAGACTGAAAAGTCAGCGGAAAGTGTTGGAACACGAAAATATTCAGATGAAGCACAACCTGTGTATGATATTGAAGCAAAAGGCTGGCGAAGTTTTCGCTGGGACTCGCTTTCCAAGCTAGAATTTTCGATTGGAGAAGAAATTGGCGAATAATCTCAAAGAAAGTGTTATAATGGCACTTGGCGGACTGACCGCTATATTGCTGGTTGTTGCAATTTTTACTTTAGGCCCACTTTTTGTCGTTTGGGCATTAAATACGTTATTTCCAATTCTGGAGATTCCTTATACTTTCAGTACTTGGTGTGCAGTTATTGTTTTAGCGTGGTTTCTGCGAGTTAAAATTTCTGTTAAAGGATAATTATGAAATATATTGTTGAAAGTATCGGTGTTTTTCGCATGGTTCATGTGGTCGAGGCCGAAAATAAAGATGAAGCATTCCGTATTGCTAATGTAGCTGATGACAATTGGCAAGAGCACTTAGGTGAAATGCGAATGGATGTATCTGAATTTACCGAAGAACAGATTACTCATTTTAAGAAAAAACAGTATTTTTGGGAAGGAGTAGCATTCAAAGATGAAGATGGCTTCGTTGCTTATAATCATCCGAATGGTGAAGTTGTTAAAAATAAAGATGTATTGGTAAAGTGAAAATATTTTTAGGTAATAGTGAAAAAAGTGCTTGACCGCAGAACAAAAAGCATATATACTAGGACTATGATGAAAACTATACATACACTCTCAATATCTCCTTGCCAGTCCTTAGCGACATGGCCGGCCGATTATCGCTCATCAAAAAATGAGAATAGCGGCTTTATTGGATCAAATGGGGTTTGTGTAACGTAGTATATTAGATAAAATCTAATTCATCACAAACCCTAGTAAACGAAAGTTTCTAGGGTTTTTGTTTTAGTGTTGTGTGAAAACGACAGGCTGTAAATAGTCGTTGACTTGTGAAGTGGTTCATGTATAATGGACACATAGTAAGAAATAAATGTTCTTTAAAAATTAGAGTAGTAAATATGTTGCGGTATAGTGAAATGGTATCACGATGGATTTTGAATCCGTTATCCTTGGTTCGATCCCAAGTACCGCTGCCATATTGAAGTACATTTCAGGTAGGCTAGCCAACATTCTGTTTTATCGAACAGGATCAGGAGTGTATTTCAATATGGGTACGTGGTCGAGTGGTTGATGGCTCTAGTCTTGAAAACTAGCGAATGTAAAAGTTCCGTAGGTTCGAATCCTACCGTACCCGCCATATTTTATAGGAGAACGATATGTCTGGAGTATTTCTTGTAAGTGATACACATTTTGGACACGCTGGTGTATGTCGTTTCACACACCAAGATACCGGAGTAAAGATTAGACCATGGACTGATCCTGATGAAATGGACGAAGCGATGGTCAAACTCTGGAATGAAAGAGTAGGAAAGAATGACAAAGTGTACCACCTCGGCGATGTAGTGATTAACCGCAAAGCTCTTGGTATTATGCGTAGACTTAATGGTGATAAAGTTCTTATTCGTGGTAACCATGATATTTTTCGTGATGATGAATACCGTGAACATTTCAGAGAGCTTCGTGCTTATCATGTAATGAACGGAATGATTCTTTCACATATTCCACTTCATCCAGAAAATCTTGGAAGATTTGGTGTAAACATTCATGGACACCTTCATACGAACCGTGTTATGAAGGCGAAAGGTATTAATTATCCGACTGGAGAAGTTATCTACAGCGAAACGGAAATTGATCCACGTTATCATTGTGTATGCGTTGAACAGACAGATTTTGCACCGATTCTTTTTGAAGATGTAGTTAAGAGAATTGAAGCACAAGGTGGTAAGGTAGGTTTTAGTAACGGAAATGGGTAGTTGGCTGAGTGGTCGAAGGCAGCGGCTTGCTAAGCCGTCTACCGTAAAGGTGCATAGGTTCGAATCCTATACTACCCGCCATTTTTAATAGTGCGATGGCTGAGTGGTCAAAAGCAACGGATTGCAAATCCGTAAAATCGTCAGTTCAAATCTGACTCGCACTTCCAGTAAGAAAGTTTTATTGTTGCCTAAACAACACTAAAACTAGTTGTTTTATATCTGAGTATAGTGTAGTCTGGTAACATACCTGGTTTGGGACCAGGCGTCCAAGGTTCGAATCCTTGTACTCAGACCAGTTTCGGGCTGTTAGTGCTAATGGGAACACATCTGGTTTGCAACCAGAAATTGAGAGTTCGATTCTCTCACGGTCCACCAAGTTTTAGGTCCTTAGTAAAATGAATATTACATTTCGCTACGAACGAAAAAGTGGGAGTTTGATTCTCTCAGGACCTACCAAGTATTATTGCAGAGTTAGCTCAGTTGGTAGTAGCAACGTCTTGATAAGGCGTAGGTCATTGGTTCAAGCCCAATACTCTGTACCAAGTTTTAGGATAGTAACAGCAAATTTAAAACATCAAACTGCTAATTTGAACCGTTAAAATCTATCCTGTTGTTTTATATCTCGGTGGTGTTAATGGCAGCACAACGGTCTCCAAAACCGCTAGTGAGGGTTCGAATCCTTCCTGAGATGCCAGTTATGCGGGTATGATGTAAAGGTAACCTAATTCCTTGCCAAGGAATATTTGAGAGTTCGATTCTCTCTACCCGCTCCAAGTTTTTAAAAGGAGTAGTAATCATGCGTAAGATTGATGTTAATGAAGTGAAAGAGTTTATTGAAGCACAAAGTCCTGAGACTAAGATTTATATCGGTGCGGACTCGGCTCGTTTCCTCATTGGTAAAGATTGGTATGCTGATTACACTTTAGCTATTGTAGTACATATTAATGGTAAGAATGGTTGTAAAATCTTTGGTGAAGTCCAAACTGAAAGAGATTGGGATCAAAGAAAAGACAAACCAAGAATGCGATTAATGAATGAGGTATACAAAATTGCCGAATTGTATTTGAAGTTGAAAGACGTTTTGGAAGACCGTGATGTTGAGGTACATTTGGATATTAATCCTGATGAAATGCACGGTAGTTCATGCGTTATCAATGAGGCAGTTGGGTATATCAGAGGTATGTGTAATGTTATCCCTCTGGTAAAACCTCAAGCGTTTGCCGCATCTTTCGCTGCGGATCGTTTAAAATTCGTATTAGATAAAGTAGCATAGTTTAAGTAGGCGAGATTAGTTTAATGGTAAAACTATAGATTTCCAATCTGTTGTTATCAGTTCGATTCTGATATCTCGCTCCAAGGTTTATAAAGGTGATTATGTATAAAATTTATTTTACAAATGAATATGGTGAAGCTAGATCCTATAATGAGGATACGCTGGAATCTGCATTGGAAACAGTAAGTGGTTTAAGAAATCAAAGCCGGTATAGTTTTGTTACCATGGTTGGTGAGAATCCAAATCAAGTCGGTAAGATGGGTGTTGATTCAGTAGAAGATGGAAAACTCCCAAGTGGTGAAGAATACACTTGGAAGATGCGTAGGTAAAGCCTTGGTGGTGTAATTGGTAGATGCGCTGGTCTTAGAAGCCAGTGGAGAAATCCGTGTCGGTTCGAGTCCGACCCGAGGCACCAAGTAATGCCCCCATAGTATAATGGATAATGCAAGGGATTTCTACTCCCTTAATGTGGGTTCGATTCCTGCTGGGGGTGCCAGTAATGCGAGTGTGGCGAAATTGGTATATGCAACAGACTTAAAATTTGTCTCCGAAAGGAATGAGGGTTCAAGTCCCTCCACTCGCACCAGTTATATTTTTGTATAAGTAGTAAATTATTTTAATATAAATATAAGATAACTTTTTATACTTTTATAAAGTAATCGAGAAAATCAATGTTAAATTTTAAATCATTCCTAAAAGAAGAAGCTGAAGCAGGTGGAAAACTTCAGCATATTACTCATCCAGAAGATCGTCCATTGATGCATGGTCACGCTGGATTTGAACAAGCTCATGCTGCTTTAATGAATGCTCATGCTCATATGAAAGCTGGACGCCAAAGTTCCAACTTGACAATGAAGTATGATGGTTCTCCAGCAATTGTTTTTGGTCATCACCCTGAGAATGGTAAGTTCTTCGTTGCCACTAAATCTATCGGTAACAAGAATCCAAAAATCAACCATACTCATGAAGATATTGATCGAAATCATGGTCATGCTCCAGGTCTTGCTTCTAAATTACATACCGCACTCGATCACCTGAAGAAAGTGGCACCAAAAACTGGAGTATTTCACGGTGATTTGATGCATACAAGCGAAGATCACAGGATTCACGAATCTTTTATTCTTGAAGCAAAGGGTGATGTTTCTTTCACACCTAATACAATTACTTACACAGCCAAGGGTCAACACGCCAAAGCAATTAAAAGATCAAAGATTGGTGTAGTTGTTCACCAACAGTATCATGGTAAAGATATTGCAAGTTTATCATCGTCTCCTCATGT